TCTGCGGCTCTTGTGGCGCTGAAGGTCGTCGTCCCTGCCGTTGACGTTGAAAAGACGTCAGACGGGGAATATAGGCCCGTTGTGATATCTGCCTCCATCCCGCCGTTCGCCGCCTGATTCTCATAGACCTCGATCCGGTCGACGATCCACTCGGCATCGGTTCCGCCAGATTGGACAAATCTAAGGGTGAGAGCCTTCTGCCCTGCCCCCCCACTGGCGATCCGAACACAGAACCTATACCACGCAAAGCCTCCAGTCGCAGAGACTGAATGGCTAACAGAGTCCGAGTCGTTCCTGACTACGAGTGCCAGTGTCCCACGAAGGACACTTGCCCTCATCATTATCGTCAGGTCTGTATCTGCGGGAACCGAGCCTATTGCCTGAGAGAACCCAAAGTCATTAGTCCCGCTAATACATCTGATCGCACGACTTCCGGTCTCGTTCTGTGTCCTTGTTTTCTCCTTGAGGGATACCGTCCCTCTGTCCGCCCACGCTCCGGTTCCGTCCTCTTCCATCATCCCGTCGGCCACGAGGCTGTTCGATATATAGGCTCTCTTCGCCGGGGTCAGATCGTCCGTGATTCCGATATTCGATGCCCCGTCGGTTGTCGTGACGTCCATCTGGTTGTCGGTGATCGAATCGATCAGAGCGACCTCGGTATCGTTTGCCCCGTCACCCTGCCCTTCGTTCGCCGTCATTATCAGATCACCCGCCTCGAACCCGTCGATATCATCGGCGGAAGCGAACGTCAGGGTGGTATCCGTTACTCCGTTATCCGAGGCCGCCGCCGACATATAGACCTTATGCTCGAACGAGATATAGTCGAGATCGGAAACGACGTCTGAAACGTGGAGACCCTGACCGGGGCCGCAATCCTCATAGACGGGCGTATGGTAGGCCGACCACGCTCCGCTGACCCGGTTCGCCTTCATACAGTACCGGGTAAAGTCGACCTCAGAGCGATCTACGGCGTTGAGAGCGTCCTCAAGCCCGTTCTGAAGGCCGAGGTAGGTCAAACCGTCTGAAGTCCACGGCGGACAGATAGCGAGGTCCTGATGGGTGTCTCGCATCTCCTGAAGGGTAGCTACTTGGTCGGCGGTGATCGGGTCCACCGATAGATCGACCTTCCGCCGGACCTGCCGGCTGACGATAACCTGAGACCCGCCGAGAAGATTCGCCTTCAGGTCGAGGTCCTCGCCGTTCGGGAATCCGATCCCCGGCTCTCTCCCGATCCCGGGATCGAAGTCGAGGAAGGGGGACGCCTTGATCAGAGACCGAAGGGTGACAGATATATCGGTAGCCATTAGAAACTTCTTCCCCTCTCGATGAGGACGTCATCGATCCATCGTGCGGCTTCTACCTGTTGCTCGGTCGACATGGGCATCTGAGTATGGAAGTGGAAGTGGTCTCCGCCGCCCCCGCTTCCGCCCCCCCCGGCCATGAGCTTCTCGGCCATTCTCTTCGGGATTATGAGCTCACCCGGCTCCAACATGGCGTGAACCCGATCACCTGAACCGAGACCGCCGACGAACCCGCCACTCTGATAACCGGGAACAAAACCGCCTTGCTGACCGAAGAACCCTGCGAGAGTACCGAAGATGCCACCCCCTGCGCCGCCCGTCGTGGCGTTGGCGAGAAACTTGAAGAACTTATGCAGGGCGAGTTTCGTCAGAACCCGCTTTGCGTGTTCCCCGAACTTATCCATCGACATCTTCCCGGTATTCAAGAAGGTAGTGAACGAGTCGGCGGCGGTCGTGGCGATAGCGTTCCCGATATCGTCGAAGAGGGCGAGGGTCTTGAGTCGACGATCTCCGATCTCCTTCATCCTCTGGGCGTGGTTAGCCGCCTCAAGTTCTTCTCTCTTGTCGATGTACTTGAACTCGATCTCGGCCTCTTCCCGCCTCATCTGGACTCGGAACTCGTGGCCCTCGGCGACGGCGGCCTCGGCCTCTTCGAGTATCCGGGCGATCTCAAGTCTCTGAGCTATCTCCCTTTCCCTCTCTTCGGCGGCGGCGGCGGCGGCGGCCCGGGCGGCTTCGGCTCGGGCTTGCTCCTCGTCCGATAGCTCCCCCGACTGCTCCCGAAGAAGGATATTGAGGCCGATCTCTTCGTTCTGGAGGTCGTTCAATTCCCCCTGAAGCTCAAGGAGTCTCCGCTGTGCGCTCTCCCGGAACTTGAGAGGATTCAGGCCGTCCGTCGTGGAGATATTCAGCCGATCGGCGAGGGAGAGTTGACCCTCTTCGAGTTGGTTGAGTCCCCACTGTACCCGGGACTGCTTCTTGAGGAGCTTCTCCCGCTCCTTTGCGAGATCGACGAGCCGGGCGTATATCTTCCCCTCTTCAGAGAAGAAGAAGAAGAACTCTCCGGTGACCTCGATTACCTTCCCCATAACCCGGGCGAACTCCCCGGCGGCCTCGATAGCGTTCTCGAAGAACTGCTTGAGGTCCTGCGCTATGAGCTCACGATTGGTCGAGACCCACGTGGAGACCCGATCTGCTATATCGGTGAAGATCGGCATGAGTTCCTGACCAATGAGATTCTTCACCCCGGTCAGGGACGACTTCATCCGGTTCTGGGCGTCTACGAAGTCCTCGGCGGCCTTCGCCGCCGGTCCTGACCACGTTCGCCCGAGGGCGTCGGCCTCGATCCGCAGATCAGCGATCCCCTTCGACCCTTCAGCGAGAAGGGGGATCAGGGCCGTACCGGCCCGACCGAATAGCTCCTGCGCCGTCGCCGCTCGTTCGGTGTCGGTCTCCAACTGGTTCATTCCGTCGGCGATCTCGGGGAGAAGATCGTCGAGTTCTCGGAGTCGACCGTCCGATGTTTTCCACTCGATGTTGAGTCGCTCGAAGGCCCGGATTGAGGTCGTCAGGCCCGCCTCGGCGTCCGATACGTTACGCTGAAGGCGTCGGAACCCGTTTTCAAGGGTCTGGACATCGGTTCCGCTCTGCTCGGCGGCAAAGGCGAGTTGAGAGAGGGCTTCAGTAGCGAGGCCGGTTCGACGGCTCATCTTCGCTATCTCGTCCCCGGACTTCCCGACCGACTGAGCGAGGCGTACCGAGGCCGTGACGGCGAGGGCGAGACCGGCGGCTACTGCGGCCCCGGCGACCTTCGCCGCCTTCCCGAGTCCCCCCATCTTCCCCTCTACCCCAGAGATGACTCGACTCGCCTCGTCCTTCCCTGCGAGGATTATCTCAACCACGTTACGAGCCATTACTCACCCTCGGCTTCCTTCGGGTATAGAACCCGGTTTGCACGTGCGAGAACATAGGCGTTGAAGGTCAACTCTGGCCCCGAGAGGATCGCTACCTCGCTCGGCAGTTTGTGATATGCCGAGCAGATAGCGTGTAGGTCTACTGCCGCCTCGTCGCTCAGTCCCCCGAAGCCGTGGAAGGGTTTTCCGACTCAGGCCCCCGGGTCCACTCGTCGATCTCGACAAAGAGCCAATCGAGGTCAGGACCAAGAAGGTCGACGTGGACGAGTTCCTCGGGCGCACCGCTCGGCTCCCCATCGGTCGTAACCTTCGGAGAGATGACGCACCGGGCGACGATCTCCTTCTGGATACGGACTTGAAGGCCGAGATCGTCCTCGATCGACTTCCTCGACTCTTCCTTCTGTTCTTCCGGCGGCATCGTCGGATCGGGTGAAGGCATAAAGTCGAGGGAGAGATAGTCGAGGCCATTGGACTTCCTGATCTCGTAGGTATACCCGGTGAAGGGGGAGTCGACCAACTTCGTTGCTCCCCCCTTGATCTCCTTCGCCGTTGTCGGCTTTCTATCCTTGTCCATTCCGGCCCCCTTTGGCAGATGGCTTAGGTAGTGATCGTGTCCCCGCTATTCAGCAGGATCGAGAGGGCTTCCGCCGTCCCGGTCGTGTTGTACCGGGCTTGGAAGCCGAACGTCTGGATGATCGGGCCGATCCCGGAGACCGGTGCGGCCCCGCCGATGAGCTTCACGGTCGGCATGACGAACTCAAGCCGGTAGTCCTCGGTCGTGTCGGAGTCGAGATCGCCGCCGTTGTAGAGGAACTCAAGTTTGATATCGTTCCTCAGGCGGAACTTGTCGAGGACGGTCTCATCGTCGAACTCGGCGGTGATCTGACCGGCGATCGTCTGCTTGGCGGTCCTGACGGGTTCCTTGATATTCAGGGAACCGAGATCGGAGCGGTCGCCGCCCGAGAGGTTGTTATTGACGTCGAGAGACCACTCCTGAATAGAGACCGCCGTATCGTCGACCTCCATCGTGAAATGCTCGTCGAGGATCGGCTTGTCCGTCGGGAAGGTCTCCGCCGTCGCCGTCGTGGTGGTCTCGGTCTTACCGATCACCGAGAGAGTCGCCTTCAGGAGTTCTCCTCGGGCCTGCGAGAACGAGGCCGAGTTGATCTTACAGCCTGCGTACACAAAGGAACCCTTGTCCCGATCGACTTCGAGGGACAGGCCTTCCGGGAGAGCGGTCTCCGGCGTGAAGGTCTTGAGCGGAGCGGCGTAGGTCGTCCCGCCGAGAAGGTGCTTCAGGAGCAGGCCGAAGCCGTAGAAGTTCATCTCGACCTCTACGGTCCCATCGACGTAGACCGGGAGCTTCACCGCCGCCCTCTGGGCGTGGCCGTGACTCCCGACGTCCGGGAAGTTGAAAGCGGCGTTCTGCTTCAGAGATTCGGAGATCAGCCGCACGAACTTCGTTCGGGAGACCGCCGTTCCCCACGTTGTCTCTTCCCCTATCCCGAGAAAAGCAACGTCACCGAGTCCGGGCTGTGCCATGATCGTTCTCCTTCAGTATCAGTACCAGTTCTTGACTACCTTCAACTCGATCCGGCTCGTCTGAAGGTCCTCATCTTCCGGCCCCTCTGGCGGCTCCTTCTGTACGGCGACGATCTCCGAGGTCATCACGTTGCCGTTGATAGTCGTGTCCTCGGTCAGAGCGTCGAGGATCACCTTCTGCATATCTTCGAGTTGGGCGTGAGCGTTCGACCAGATAGAGTCCTCATCACCCTTCGCCCTCTTGTACGTGGCGCAGAGCAGGAAGATCGTCTTGGTCTCTCGGTAGGCTCTCCGCCCGGTCGAATCCTTCCCGAGTTGGACGACCTCGAACGTAGCGGACCCGGCCCAGATAACGCAGAGGGGGCAGAAGTCGGTCGTGACGTCGAGCTTCCCGAGGAAGTATTTGATCGGCGACCCCCCGACGTTGCCGGCTGACCCTTCGAGGTCGGTCTTGATCTGCGTCAGGGTGCTGTGCCAGTCTACGGCTTCCGTCGCCATTCTACGATCCCCCCATCGACTTCTTGATCAGGTCCTGAAGGTACATATCCGCTACCGGCTTCTGGATCTCCACCGCCGCCTGCTCTCTCGTCGGGAGCATCCTTCGGATCGGCAGGCCGGGATGGTTTACCTCTCCCCGGAATACTAGGCCGTCTGAGGTCATAAACGCAAGCCTGCCCCCGATCGACTTCGGCCTGATCTTGTAGGGCTTCGTTCCCTCGTTGTGCCAGAGAGCGGTCTTGAGCGGCGATCCTACCCGGGAAGATCGGGCGTCCGACTCGTGGGAGAAGCTCTGCCAGAGGGTTCCCCGGTCTCGTAGCGTCTGCGCTCCCCCGCCCCTCCGGGACGCTACGGTATTCGGACTGAGGGGCTTCCACTTTGGCGACCCGCCCTTCTGAAAGTTCTTAGAGACCCACGAGACCCCGGAGACTCCGAACCGCTTATGGAGGGGGGTCAGGTTGCTCGTCCCTCGGGCGATCTTACTCAACGCCTTCTGGAGAGCCTCGTCCCCGGATAGCTCGATGAAGCTCATCTCAGGTACTCGTGTCGCCTGTATCGTAGGTCTCGATGGACCACGTTTCCGGCCTATCAGGGGTGAATGATGGAGCGGTTGTTATCTGCTCCCGGTGGAGGCTCGTCTGGTTCTTCCCCCACTTATTCCACGTATCAAGAAGGAGTCTCGCTCGGTTCCCTTCGGTCTCTCCGGCCTCGATCGACCGGCTACTCCCCGAGATCGCAGGAGACCCGGCGAGAGACTCGAAGGCCAACATCATCTCTGCCTGCTTGATCGCTTCGAGGCCGTCCGTATCCGCCTCGATAGTCGTCAGCTTGGGGCAGTACCCGACGATGAAGGCCCGAGCCTCGGTGAGCCTCGCTGATATTACGCCCGGTTCCTGCTCCTGATGATCCGGGTACTTGAGCAGGAACTCGTCGACGGTCGCTTGGACCGCCATATCACGAAGCCGTCCCCATCAGGTTCTTGAGAATATCGGTCAGCGGTTTCACGGCGTTCTGGGGGATGAAGATAGTCTCCCCCCTCTGGCCGTTCGCTTCCTGAAAGATCAGAAGCCCTCGCCGATCGTGGTCGACCCGAACGAAGATGCCGAGGGGTTGCCCGGTCTTGGACTTCCCCTCGTCATTGATGATCGTTCCCTTGAGTTCCCTCAAGGAAGAGGCTTGAGCCTCGTCGAACATCTCAAGCATGGCATCGAATCGAGTAGCCATAGCGGCCTACTTCTTCGACTTCTTGGCGGCGGCCTTCTTCGAGGCCTTCGGCTTGTCGGCCTTCGGCTTCGGAGTGGCCTTCGCCTTCGGAGCGGATACCATCTTGACGGCCCACGGGACTGCTTCCCCCTGTTCCTTCGACATACCCGGTACGATCCGCCCCTCGGTGTAGAGCTTACCACCGAACTTTATCTGCTCACCCTCCAGTACTCGGAAAGGCATATCCGGCCCCCTTTACTTGACTCGCCGTTCCCCGACGAGGTACACCATCAGGTCGGCGGCTCCCGTCCCCGAGTCGATCACATCGACGTCGACGGCGATAACGTCGTCAATGTCGACGGTCCGGTTCTGGAGAAGGGAAGTTGCGATTTGCGTGATCTCGGTCCACGTATCGGTGAACATCATCCGGTTCGGGGTATCCATGAAGTCGAGGGTGTCAGTAGCGTTCCTGACGTTCACGGTCTCCCCGCTACCACCCGTTGAGGTGGTGTGCAGAGTCCCGAGGACTCCCTGTATCTGGTGCAGAGTAAACGGGAAGGTGGCCTTGTAGAAGGCCGCCCCATCTCCCGCCGCCAATGCGCCCGGAACAGGAATCGGGATGATAACCGGAGACCCGGCGAGGATATGACGACCACGGCTCTTTGCTGTTACGCCCATCTGCGACCTCCAAGATCGCTACGACGGCGAGAGGGGGCCGATCCTATGGCCCCCGCTTGCTGTCTGGTTACTAGGCGACTGCGGCCTTGATCACGTATCCTGCGATCGAGTCCTTGTCGGTGAGGTTGTCGAGGGCGACCAGTTGCAGATCGTAGATCCACGTTGGTTCGATCGCCACCGCTCCCTCTCCCCGACTCGGGACGGCGTACTTGTTCACCCGGAACGGGCGGGACACGAAGGTGTAACCGTAGCTCACCTTGCGGACCCCGGGACTCGGAGTGACGTACATCACCCCGGCGTCCTTGCCCCATACGAACGAAGGCGTGCCGATCACCCCTGAGGGTGCGACGTCCTTGATCGCTTCTCCGATGAGAACCTTCTCGACTCCGAACACCTCGGCCACTCGGGCAAGGGTAACGTCCTTGCCGACCGAAGTTGTCCGGGCCAGAAGGTCCGGGTGATCCTGAAGAATGACCCAGACCTCGTACCCCATCCAGAATACGTTGGGCTTCACGCCGGTTACCGACAGGACCTTCTTGATCGCCGTCCTGACGTCCCCGATAGGATCGGAGTTGGCGTAGTCGCTCCACTGGTCCGTACCCGTGAGGGTCGTCGAGTGGCCTGAGTCGTAGTTCGCCGCCGTACCTACCTGCGTTGCCACGAGAACCTCGTGGTCGAGCAGGAGCAGGTCGGTGAGTTCCTCAGTGACGTCCATCTCGGGAGCGAGAGGATCGTCGGCATACTCCCGATCCCGGTCGTTCACGTAGTCCTTGAGAGCGTGCTCATCGCAGGAGTACGTATCCCGTCCGAGGATCGTGTACTCGGCTCGGTTCGCTTCCGCCTTCGAGGCTCGGAGCGTCGAGGGGGTCTTGATGTTCGTCTTGCCATACAGCACGAACTTATCAGACTCCTTCTTCACCTTGACCTCGGGCATCAGTTGCAGACCGATGTACGAGTGATTCTTGTACCTCACGCTGACGTTGGAAAGTTGGGCGTCTACGTGAAGGTCGGCTAATGCGGCCATCAGTTACCCCCTTACATTCCGGTGTCAGCGGCGTGCGCTACTGCGTGCATGACGAGGATATCCCGGATATCACCCGCCGCTACCGTATCGGAGTCATCGAGAAGCATACCGATGATGAACTCGTCTGCGGCGGCGGTCTGGACGAGAGACCCGACCGTGTCACTGGTCAGGAAGTCTCCCGCTGACAGACTGGCGGCGTTGATCTTCGCAGGACATACCCCACCCACACATACCTCGGCGGCCTTTCCGGCGGCTGGCTTGTTCAGCAGAATACCGATCGCTCTCTCACCGTTCGTTCCGATAGCGCATATCTTGTTACCGGCGGACGGCTCGACAGCGAAGTACTGCTTGGCCGAGAGGTCAGCAGCGGCCTCGAAGGACTTGACGATATTTGAGCTCATCGTTGTTCCTCTTTCACCGCTTCAGATGAAAAGTGACTACCCCTTCTCCGGGTAGCTTGTCTACTCCGCCTCTTCGACGGTCTGGAGGGTATGCTCCCCGTCGGCGTCCTGCGCCAACTCGGGATTCGCCTCACGGACAGCCTTCAGGGCGATCGAGTAAGACACGCTGTGTTCCTTCGAGTAGGCATCGGCCTTCTCATCCAGAAGGGTTGAAGCGGTCTCGCCTCGCTTCTCGGGGTCCTCGATCGAGAATATCTGACCGTACACCCCATCAGCCAGTTCGGTACGAAGCTCGAAGAGGGCCTTGAGGGAGTCTGATACCTTGACGCCCTCGCCGTCCTTCTCGAACTTCATCGGGGTCTCGCTGTCCTCGGCGGCTAGGGCCGCACAGAGGATCGGCTCTGCGAGTTCCCGCTCGGCGGGGATCATCTTCTCCGCCATTGAATCGAAGAAGGTTGCCGCCTCGGCTTTGGCGGATTCTGCCGCCTTCTCAAGCCTGATCTCAGAGAGATCGGCCTCGGCCTTGTCGGCTCGTTCCTTCTCGGTGTTCGCTTTGCGCTCGAACTCGTCCCGCTCACCTTCGATTCGGGACAGTTCTTCCTTGGCCTCGTCTGACATATCGTCATCCTCGGGTTCAGGGTTCGGCCCCTCACGGGACTCTTCGGCTTCCTCTCCGGCCTCTTCCTCTTCTACCTCTGGCTCGACCTCGACTTCCTCGACGTCCCTATCTTCGGAGTCGAAGAGGATCAGGTCGGCCTCGATATCATTCTCGAATAGTCCTACAACGTCTGCGAGTGTGGAGACCTCGGGCTGTTCCGACCCGAGGAAAGCGACGGCATCGATCACGTTCTTGAATACCTTGCCTGAGGATGCCTTGAACTTCCGCCAGAGTTCGATCGAGACCCGGGGATATCCCCCCTTCTCGATAACGGTAGCAACGGCCTTCGCAACGCCGGTGAAGTCGGCGAGAAGGACCTTGCCCTTCCGGTACAGCCTCGTGACCGTCCCGAACCGGGGAGCGGAGACCCCGCCCTCGATGCTCTGGACGTGGCCGAGCTTCATCCCGGGGATAACCTCTGCGGAGAGGTCGGTGAAGTTGTCCTCCATCTCCTTCAGGTCCTTGCCGGTGAACTTCCGGCCCTTCCACGTACCCTCGGCGAATACCTCGACGCCGATAATATCGAAGGTCCCATCATCTGTTTCGGAGAGGCTTGCGAACTTCAGGGTGGGGTCGCTCATAGTATCCTCGCAAAAAGAAAGGCCGGACGCCCCGACTATCGGGTAACGCATCCGGCCTTATAGATTCGCAGATCACTAGCTACGGCGTATTCTACGGATCACCCACGACGTTGTCAAACGAATCCCGGGGGACCGCTTCAGCCGGCAGAGGCCGGATAAACTGCCACCGACCTACTGAGGCCCCCCGGAAAGTCATGCCCGAGACCCGGACTGAAGGAATCGAGACAGGAACCCTCGGACCCCTCGACGGGCCGGGACCGAGAGCTTCTTCGCCGGTTCCTCGCCGTCCTCGTCCTTCGGCATCGAGAGGGCGTTGCCTGACGAGTCGAGTAGTAGAGCCTCTCGGTTCTGCTTCTCGGCCTCTCTCCGAAGATCGTCGCTCAGAGCCTCGGAGAGACCGGCCACCGCCGTTATCGGTCCCCAGTATCCGCCGTGAACCTGACCGTTATCCGGGTGGATAGCGAGGACCACGTGAGGGACGTCTGCGCTCTGGCACTCCCGACGTATCTCGTCAACGAGGTTCGACCACCGCCTCAGAGAAGCTCTACTCTGTTTCTTCGTCAGCTTCCTCGGCATCGACGGGTCCGATCTCTGGAGGTGAGAAGAGGGTCAGGTCGAGCTTCTTCAGGAGCTTGTCCCACGCCGACTTGACCTTCCATTGGACGTCCTCGTTGGAGGTCCCGAGAGCCTGAACCATCCCCTCGTAGTCGAGTCTCTCGTAGTACCGGGCGACGAGCATCCCGATCTCGTCGGCTTCGAGGTATGCGAGGCTCTGCCCCACGATCTCGGCGGTCATCCCGGCGTCCGGGTGGGTTACGGATATCCGATCTGCGATCACTTCGCAGACGAGCATATCGACGTCCGGGGGATGAGGCTCAGGGGTCTCGGTCGAGGCGGGGGCATCTCCGGCCTTCTTCTTCTCCTCGTCCCAGAGCCATTTCATCTTCGCCATATTCAGCCCCTTGATAACGCCGAGGTGGATATAGCTCTCCTTCTGGTACTTCTCCGCCTTCGCCTGTTCCCGGTTCATGATCTTCGTATGGGCGTCGATATCGGCGTCGAGTAGCCGGGCGATATCGAATCCGTGGTGACGCCCGTAGTGGCGAGGGGCCTTCAGGAGAGAGGACTCGTCAGGAAGGACCAGAGGGATACCTACTCCCCGGGCGATACCGGCGTAGTATTCGACGCAAGCCTTCTGGTGATAGTATTCCTCATTACCCGCCATGTGGATTCCGTAGAGGTGAATCTCCTTCGGTCCCCCGGGCTTATGCACGAAGGGCGTCCCGTACTTCTCCCGGACCTCGGGCGGAGCGAAGTCGAGGCACTCCATAAGGGCCATTGAGATCATGTAGGCGATCGTCGAGGTGAAGTAGTCCCCGAAGCACTCGACGGACTCCTCGATCGGGAAGCGGTAGCAGAGGGGTATCTCGGCCTTGTTATCCTCGTACATATAGACCGGGATCGGGCATCTCTTCAGCCATTTAACATGGTCAGCCGAGTTCGCCTTGAGGAATCCGAGGTTGTGTATCTCGAACCATCGATCATAGGGCTTCCCGGGTCCGGTCATTCCGTCCTGAGCGTATAGGAGATTGCACCCCCATATCTCGAACTCTCCCTCATCTCCCCCGAGGTGGAACGGCGTCAGGTCTCGGCTCGACGCATACGCCACGAGGGCGATCTTGTCTGCTCCGGCCTTCATCATGATTCTAAATCCTCCTTCATGACTACGGTATCGGCGGGGATATGCCTCTTCGCAATCTTCCCGACCACGTGATCCTTCATCGTTGGGGCGAACCCCGTTCCCGGCCCTTTGATCGTCAGATCGCCGAGCCTGATTTCCTTGCCCTCATCGATCGGCTTGTTCGTGACGAGAGACTTCCGTAGGTTATCGGCTACCGGCCCCTCAGAGTCGTGATACCTCTTGACCTCTTGACCGAGGGCGGCCTCGGTGTCCCGGATATTCCGAACCATTATCTTCAGGCCCTCAGGTTCGAGAGAGGCGGCGTGATCCGCCCCGGGCATCGTCCGGTCGAGGGTTATATGTCTCTCGATAACGCAAGCCCCGAGAGCTACGGCGGCCACTGGAATATGTATCCCGAGTTCGTGGCCCGAGTATCCGGTCGGTAGACCGTAGAGCCGACGCATCCCCCGGATCGCATACAGGTCGAGTTCGTGGTATGCCGAGGGATAAGTCGAGGTGCATTGAAGAACGATCTTCGGGACGTCCCCGAGGTGTTCGAGGGCCATTCCGACCATAGGGCCGTGAGCCATTCCGGTCGATAGGATCACCGGAAGCCCCTTCGAGTTGATGTAGTCGAGCAGGGGGGTATTGGTCAGGTCAGCCGAGGCGATCTTCAGGGCCTTGACCCCGAGAGAGATACAGCCGTCGACCGACTTCCGATCCCACGCCGAGCAGAGGAACTCGATCCCCTTCGCTCGGCAGTAGTCCGTGATCGTGAGCCACTGACCCCAATCGAGTTCGAGGTTCTGCCAGTAGGCCTTGAAGGTAGGGCCGAACCCGGCGGCGTCCGGTGGACCGACCATCTTCTCTCCGACCCAGAGGTTCTCGATATCCCTCATCTGAAACTTGACGGCATCGGCCCCGGCCTCTACCGCTACATCGATCAACTTCGTAGCGATCCCAAGTTGGCCGTTATGGTTGACCCCGATCTCGGCGATAACGTAGACGGGACACCCCTCGCCTATCTTCCGGTGTCCGATCGTTACCGGATTCATACGGTCCCCTCTGGCTCGACGGGGGCGGCCTTCTTCTTCTCCAGAGACCCGTAGACCATCGAGATCACCTTGTAGATATGGTGGGGAAGGATCAAGAACACGACTCCGTTCCGATAGAACCTCATTCCGTATTCGGCTATGTAGGCACGATCGGCCTCGACGTCGAAGCCGAGGTGGTCCCCGGTCATCGTACCTCCTGCGACCATCTTCAGGTGATCCGGGGTGTCTACCTCATCAATGAGGATCGACTCTCGAAGCTCGACCCTGTACCTTTTCTCTCCGTTCATCTCCGGCCTCTTTTCAATTGTTTCACGTGAAACATTATCCGGTGGGCGATCCGCCCGAGGGTCTTGAACCCCCGAGGAAGATACCACCACCAGACGTTATGACAATACCCGTCCCGGTACTCTCCGAAGGTCCGGCGGATTCCGTTACCGTCATACCCCGCCATAAAGCATTACCTGTTCGGCGAGGAACCAGTCGAAGGGGACGTCAATCTCGATCGCTTGGATCGGGGGGGTAGGCAGGACCATTACCTTCCCCGAGCATCGGCATCCGGTACGGAGAAGGCTCTCTCTGCGGGTTACGAAGATCGATCCGGTCTCCCGGATAGTACGGTCTCCCTGATCCTGCCGGTTCTGCCGGCTGATCGGATCGTAGTTCGGCGTCCAGATATCCCTTCCGATCTCGTCCCATGTCAGGGCGTGATCGTAGACCCCGGAGAGGACGCTATCGTAATCCTCGTGGACCCCGAGCCATTCCACGAAGTGATCGACAAACCACGGCGGCCTGACCGGGGACGTCGGCTGAAGTAGAACGATCAGGTCAGGGGAGTACGAGGGATCGAGGTTCTTCAGTCGAGCGACTACATCGACGAGGACGGGATCGAGGGGGGCCTCGTCGGTGGCGTGATCGACGTTCCTCTTGTGGTAGAGTATTCCCCAATCGTCGGCCATAGCTTCGGCCCCGGGGTGGTCCGAAGAGAGAACGATCGTGTCGACATACTCGCTATCCTGAGCGGCTATCACGGACCACTCGATCAGAGGCTTCCCGGCTAGGTTCTTGAAGTTCTTGTCGGGGATCGCCTTCGATCCCTTCCGGGCGGGTATCACTGCAAGGACGTTCATCCGGCCTACTTTCCCCTGAGGTGGTAGATCGCTCCTGCCCCGCTACTCCCGTTGGCGGTTTGGTACGTCCCCGCCTTCTCGACCCACGCCAGAAGTTCGGCGATCCGATCCTTGTCGTGGGCGAGGCCTGCGTCCCTCAGGGCGTTATGAAGCCGCTTCGACATATCGACCTTCATCTGCTCTCCCGATCC